CGACTTCCTGCGTGACAGGCAGGCACTCTAACCAACTGAGCTACTTCTCCAACATCTATTATACCATGTTTTTAACATGTTGTACAATTACTTGGTGCGAGTAGACGGACTTGAACCGTCATGCCGTGAGGCGAGGGATTTTAAGTCCCTTGTGTATACCAATTTCACCATACTCGCATTCATATGGAAGTTCTCTGTTGGCGCTTGAATCCACGGTAACCCTATCTCTTCCTGGCCGGTTCATGCTTTGGTCGACTTTAGCAAGTTTACGGTGTTCCAGTGTAGTTACGCAGAGAACTTTCATATGAATGGCGGAAGAGGTGAGATTCGAACTCACGGAGGACTTTCATCCTCGCCAGTTTTCAAGACTGGTGCATTCAACCGCTCTGCCACTCTTCCACTAAAGTTTAAATTTTTAAAGAACGTTTACGACCTGATGATCTGTATCTATTATACCATACTTTTTAACTGCTGGATACAACTATTAAAAATATATTCTTTGGTCCACCGAGTAGGAATCGAACCTACATTATCTCTTTAGAAGAAAGATGTCCTATCCATTGAACGATCGGCAGAGGAATCTTAAACTACTTTAATCTTGAACTTATCTTTTGTCTTAGTCATATTGCGTGGATCACACATTTTCATGAGTAATGTTTCCGCAGGAATAACTGACAACAATAACATTTCGGGTTTATCACCAATTTTTAGGGGTTGAGTTGGACGTTCTGAGAATTTCCAAAAGGCAAAATATTCTAGTTGTCCTTGACGATATGATTCTAAGTATTGTGTGTACTTATTCATATGTAAGAAGAATTCAGTATCATGAACTACCTTATTATCAACCGCATAAACAACTGATGAATTACCAACCATCTTTGAAATCTTAAAATCGTGTTTACGTACTTCTGTTGCCTCTAAAATACTCGCATGACCTGAGTGTAGTACAATTTCATCTGCAAATTCACAATCGATATCCAATCGCTTCTCTTCATAAGTTCGACGTTTACCATTGTTATCTTTATACTTATGAGCTTTTGTATCAGCTTTAAGGATATAATCCTCATCAATTTTATAAGTGCTATTCGAATTAATAGCGCTTAGAACATCAAAAATGTATTGAGCATTATCAAGCATAATAAAATTTCACTGCCATTAAAATAAAAAATCCAATAAAAATCCATTTTGCAAACCACATGATTGGTTTCAAAAAGATCAGAAATAATATGAAGAATATTACCCATGAAAGACCAGTAAAATCTCCATCGAAGATATCATTAGCAGCTTTTGCCCATGGTCCATCACCAGGAACTACTTCAATGTAACCTTCTCTATGTTGAATTTTTGGAATCTCAACCTTAACCGTTTCTTCAACAGGTAAAGCTGGAATCACTTCTTGTACTTCAATAGCCATAATGTATACTCGCTTTTTTCATTTAACAAGACCATTATACCATAATAGCACGCTAATGTACATGCTTTTTTGGCTTATTTTTCGCTTATTTTGAGCTTACCGGACAGTGTCTGAGATGATAACTGCATCACCCCTAGCAATAGCATCTTCCACGCGTTTCTTGACGCCCTGGTCACTTATGGTAGTATGAGGAAGGTTGATACTTCGTTCACTGACTGTAGGTCCTGTGGCTGCAGGTGCAGTTTCCCTATCTAGTTCCCTAAAGGCCTTAGATGAGTCAAATTTATTCTTTAGAACTTTATTATCCTTGATAGCTTGAGCCATCAATTTGTTAGTATCATTATATGGGAAAATCATACGGGTGAAAACTCTATAACCTTTACCTTCGCGACGAATTTCAATCTTCTCACGTTTGAATCCAACCATAATTTGCGTATTTGTAATAGTGCGTGTAGTACGTTCAACCTCACGTTGAATATCACTATCACCAGTCAAACCAGATTCAGCCGTATATTCTTTCATCATACTTTCAATGGTAGAATTTACCTGAGATGCAAGTTGACTCTTAGCACTCAGTGTAGCTTTATCAATAGCAAATTGTAGATCAATAGAATATTCTGAGCCATTAGCAAAGATATAACCATCGTCCTTTGTTAAGATCTCTGTAAACCAAGCTGGTGCAATTAAAACATCTTGTTTTTCAGAACCTTGGATCCATGTTCCATTTACTCCCACTAATGGAGCTGATCCACACCCCGATAGTGCTGCTGCAATAGCAGTAATTAAAATAACCTTTTTCATAATATAATCCTTTATTGTTCAATTACAAGGTTTCGACGAATGATTCGTCTATCTTTGATCTTAATTGACAATAATTTGTTATTAAGATCCTCCACATTATATTCGCGCATAAACTTTAATTGTTCATTCGAAAATACAAATATCAATGATTCATCAAACTTGTTCTTACCAGCTCTCGCTAGTATTTTATATCCAGGTGTAGGGATTGTTAATTCATTCTCTACACTATTATTGGTACCATAGTATGTTGGCCAAATCAATGTGGCTTTCTTACCTTCTAAATGAAAGAGATAAACCTTTGTAGGTTCATTTGTTTTCATATTAAACTTTAATTCTTCACCAGCTTTGTAAAAAAATCTACCATCAACAAAAGCATCTGTGCTAGGTCGATTGGTAGATACGTTTACTTCAACGTCAACAGTGCATGCTTGTTTACCCATAAAACTTGTAAGCTTTCGATCTTTGGCTTTCAAGCTTCTGATATATGAATCAGTCATGGTATAGACTGCACTATCATTGACACATTTGATTTCTGTTGTGCGTTCTGTACATTGCTGAAATTCATCAGCATATATGTTTTCACCTACTACAGAACGAATAGCATCCATCTTAGCTAATGTTTCTGCTCGTTGACAAGCAACATTTTCGCTAACCTCAGGGCCGTAATAATATATTCCAGTTCCGCTGGCTGCGATGCCAAGATCACTAGCTACTATTAATCCCCACCAAGCTAAAGTTAACACATTCATTTCCATGGTTCTATTATACCATGATTATAGCTTGTTGTACACTACTTTTTAAAAAATAATTCCTGTGTATCAGAGACTATACTACAGCTTTCAAGATTTGTATAATGTTTAACAATAGCTTGCATTAACGTGTCAATTGATTCACTTTTTAAGTGCAACTGTTTTTCTTGCTGGAGCTTTTGCGTTGGGTACTGCTTTTTTAGCTTTAGGTTTACTAGATAATTTTTCATTTGCGGTTTTATTCTTCTTTGCAAAATTCTTTTGACGTTCAGTTAAACGCTTAAGCACTTCTTCGCCGTCCATCCAAATGTCTTTGTTGTCAAGTAATGATGCAATTTCTGTTTGATGCAAGAAACCATCATAAATTCGTTTTAATAGATGTTGTGACCATTTACGTTCATGCATAATATTATCATACATCTCTCCACCCTTACCATAGCTATGGCTTGAATAATTGTGGAACATAAACACTGAATGCTCACTTACCTCAAAGGTATCTGCGCAGAGGAATACCATAGTTGCTGCTGACATACAAGCACCTTCTACAGAACAAATGACATGTGCTGGTGTATCTGCAAGAGCTCGCATGAATTGAATAGCAGTGAATAAATCACCGCCATATGAATTGATATGGATCTGAATGATATCGTGTTCACTGCAGTTTCGCATGATTTCAAACCATGCAACATATTCAGATGATTCTTCAATTGATCCGCTAAGATAAAATGAATGCAATGAATTGATTGGTTTGTTAACAAAAGCTTTAACGACATTAGCTTGTTGTGCTGCTGGTGTAGCAGGATTATTCATTGGTGTTGACATAGTTTATTCCCTTTTCAGTTTCGTACAGTTTGATTTTATATATTAGATCTGCCGTGTGATTATCTCGATGCTCTTTAAATACTAATGGGATGTTACTACCTTCAACAGCCATTATTGTTACTAGGTTTACAATAGGGATTTTAGAACGCTCTTCAAACATGATAGCATATGCTGCTTCTTGTTGAAAATAATCACCTATATCTTTCGCTTCCTTTTCTCTGCTAGACGTTTTGAAGTCGATAATCGAAATAACCCCATCGAATTTCGCGATGAGGTCCACTCTCCCAGCCAATCTAAGGTGATCCGAGTAGAGAGGCACTTCTTGCATGTATACCGTATTAATTCTTCCATCCAAGATGGGTTTAATACTATTGAACATGCCCCGCACATGTGGCATAGCTTCTTCAAAGTAATCGTCCTCGTTATCGATATAACGTTCACAAATTGTATGAAGTTTAGTTCCACGATTTGCTGCTCTCGTAGAAATCTTATTAGCTTCAACTTCCCCAACCCGTTTCCGCCAATCTAGGATAGATTGCTTTGTAAAGTGGCCCAACATTGTGGTGATAGAAGGATACTTAATGCCAGATGGCGTTATGTATTTCCTTCCTTGTTCACCTGATTCAGTGAGTAAATCTTTATACCCTAAATCAATAGGCTCATGATTAAATATTTTCCTCGTCATCTTTTAGTTTTTTGTACTTCCCAAATGTTTTTTCTGTATCATCTAAATCATTTAACTTTTTATATCGATGTTCATCGTGTTTCGTATAATCATCAAAGTTAAAATCTTTATTATTTCTGCGATTGTGTTTCATACTAACGCCCTCGCGACGCCTGAAGCTACTCATCTTACTATTCCCTATTTCAATTACACCTTAATTGTATTAACTTTACCAGAACTTTTCTTAATATACTTAAGACGATCTGCCCACTCTGAACCAGCTCTACGAGTTATTGACATAGAATCTGATATCAAACCTGCTGTTTCCATTGTTCTATATATTTCTCCAGCACATTCAGGACACGGATGATTAATAGCATCATCTCGCTCTGCCATCTTTACTAATTTCTCGAAATAGTGTTCGCACTTCTTGCATTTATAAGCATAAGTTGGCATAAGGTTTTGTATCTTCAGTAATTGCTAATGGTCTATTTATATGTATTCATTCGAGTACTCTTGCAAGTACCATTTAAGACCTTGTATAACTTCAGAGTTTTCATCATCTTTATAAAGAAATCCCATTCCGCCTTTTTCCCTGAATGGATCAATACAACCTACCATATCATCGAGTAGAATTGTAGTAGGAGATGCGTATTGTGCTTTTTCAGGTTTAGAGCATACGAAGTTGGCTTTCCAATTAATTCCGTGTTTATCTAACCATTCTCTTTTTTGTTCCATTCCAGCAAGTTTCATTTCTGTACGATGTGAACCAGTTGATGTTAAAATCTCAATATTGAGACCATACATAGATTCAAGTTGACGCAATTCGCTGAGAAGAATATCTGCTGATGGCATCTTTTCTAATTTTGCAAAGATGCGATGTTCAACAACTGAAAGACGAAACAAGATACGATCATATTTAAAATCATTCCACATAGATGTATATGTTTTTTCGAAATTAGATAATACTCCATCCATATCTACGTATAATGTAAGTTCTTGTGTTTTCATTTACTTGCTTTCAAAATCTTTTTCCATTCGGTTTTTCATTTGCTTCATGATACTAAACATCTTATCCATTTCTTTATTAACATCAACTGGTGTTTTTGCTACACAGAATGATTCAGTTTTCAATCGTGTAGATACTACTTCACACTCAGCTTTAGTTGGAAAGACATATGCTTCTTGGGCACCCGTTGAGGTCAATATAATCAATGCAAATAGTGTATTCATAGGTCTATTATACCACGTTTATTTCTCGTTGTACATGTTTTTTTCGAGGTAACGAATCTGATCTCTCATGGCAGAACATTCAGCTTCTAAAAATTTGTTTTTTTCTTTAAGTTCAGTGTTTTCACATTGTAAATTACCACATAATAAATCTAATTCTCTAAAGTCTTCTTCATTCATTATCTAACTCCTGTTGGTTGCGCTTCTCTTGAATTGTTTTCTCTCCCCACACTTTCCGTGGATTAGAACACAGCATACAATTTGGATCTCCACAATTCATAGCATTATGTTTTGCAAATCGATGTGGATCTATCACCGGAATTCCGTTTTCCTTAGCAATCTTTACTTGCTTTGCGATCTTTACTTCCTTCTGATGGATACGCTCAGAATGACGTAATTTGTCTTGTTCATTTGACATAATTAAACCCGTGTTGTTTTACTTTTACTATTATTGTATATAAGTTTTCTACAATCATTTTTTACTTCTGGTGGAAAATCAGGAGATATTTCTGCTATAGTACAATCATATCTAATGATGCCATGCATTGGCCACAATGTATATGTAAGATATATCCAAAATATAAATGCAATACCAAGTAATATTTTTTTAACAATGCTCATGTTGCTGCAATAAAAGTTGGAGTTTGACGGTTTTTCCATACAAACATATGGGATTTTTCTCCAAGATAATAATTTTTATAGGACTGAATAGAATCTCCAGCGACTTTATAGTGATCAGGCATTGCTGGAGTTGGTTCCGTAAAATGTCCTCTTGGAATATTATTTGGTCGAACCTCTAATGCCCAAACAAGTTTTTCACAAGCATGTTTTTTACCATAACGATATGTGTATTCTTCGAGAAGAGATTGAAACATCTCAAATAACCAAGAATAATTTTTATCGCTTTGTCTTACCCAAATTGCAGAAGGATGATTCAAATGTGTGGCTTTGTATAGAGTATCGTTACGATTATCTGGAAGAATCCACGATGTAGATTTACGACCTTTATCTGAAATGCCAACTAACAAAGTACCATCAAGAACCCGATGCGCAGTAGAAAGTAGTTGGGCATATTCAAGGATCATCTTTACGCAGTGTTTATCAACGTGCATCTCTGCACACTTTATTGGATCATGATCTAAATAAAAAATATTCATAGCATTCTAATTAGTCCAATGGAATCGATTGCAACTAACAATAGATAATTAGCCAACATGCCAAATGATTTCCTGCTATAAGCAGCCCAAGCATACAAAGCACAACCACTAATCCACACAGGATAAAGAAAGAGTAAAGGAGGATTTGGGACAGTGATAGCCATTGTAATTGAACATCCGATAGATATCGCCCAAGCAAAAAGCTCAATAGCAAACCTAAAAGGATAAGTGCGATAATCATCTTTAATCCATTTCAATGTTATTAAAAATACTTCATTCATATCACCTATCGCTCCAATACAACAAAATCACCAAAATATTTATTGAAAACCTGTAACAGATCTTCATAATTACCACTAGTCATTTCGCTATGAATTTTACTTTCATCTAATCCAAGTTGTCTTGCAAACTTCTTAGCATAACCTAATAAGCAGAATGCATTTCCCTCTGGTCCAGTCAAATCAATAACGATTTCTGACTTAATTGTTTTTTCTCTAAAGCTCATAATTTAATCCCAAGATTTTTTATCACCAAACTTCTCATTCCAATTATAACCAGCAATATACGCTTCTAATTCTTCAGAAGTTAAATCAGTAACTTCGTCGCTTAGATGTGTATCACCTTTATAAAGATGTGGATTTATACCACGACTATACCAACTATCTGCAGATCCACGATCGAATGGTCCGCCATGGCGTGAGTCATATGTTTTTCCATTAAATATTTGTGCCATGTTAAGCTCCATAATGTATAGCATCGTTATCTGCAGCATTTTCTGCATAAGCCATCGGATCTTCATAACGAGCATTCAACTCATTATAGTCAATACGTGGTTCTTTATACTTAATCACACCATCATACTCTAGTTGTGATTTCTCGAACCATGACATATAGTCATCGCTCTCAATAGACCAATCGAGGACAGTTTCACGGTAATACTCGTTATCCTCTCCAATATTAGCCATCTCAACGATTGACGCATAGTCAACACCATTAAGAGGTACACCTTCGATCATATATTCATGACCGCCTTTGGCTTTCCAATACTGAGGACATTCACCAGTACCATCCCAATCATGGGCACCGTAGTTTTCGTGGATTTGTGTGCTAATTACTAGTTTCATATAAGTCCTTTTTCATTTGATAGAACCATTATACCATAGATTACGAGTAATGTACATGCTTTTTTGACTTATTTTCATTGTTTTAAGTCTATGATTTCATTAGCTTTTTTATCACGGAAATGTGACGGGAAGCCCAAAAGGACTTCCCGAGATTAGATCACCTACCTTTTATTGAGGTTTGTTATACTTTTTCACTGACCAACGTTGTCTTTGATCATTTGAAATCTCTTGAATACATGCATCTAAAATATCTTTTTCCCGTTTAAGTTTTGCTGCTTTATCATTTCTCCCCTTTTCTTGCATTTGTTGAATATTAAAGTATAATGCTCGAGAGTTTAATTGTAGTCGTTTTATGTGACACGGAATCATGTATTCTCCTAGGTTATTAAGTTATAACATTGCATAATAAAGTAGTCGTATGCGATCGATATAATCTCCTTTTCCAATGTAAAAAAAGCCTAGATCAATTAAGACCTAAGCTTTTTGTTATACTATATTCAATATAGTGTTCATGTGTTAGTTATTTAAATATGAGGCCTGGAAATGCTTCTATTACTAATTTTTTAGTAATGCCTTTGTACAAATCTTCTAATGTTTTGTCTTTCATATGACACAACATCGGGATTTCTTTACTATCTATTCTATATAATATATCTATAAACATTCGCTCTCTACGGAGACGGTTTACTTGATCTCCAGGACCACCTTTAACAAAATATCTAAATTTTTTTGTTTCAGTCATTAAGCGTGTTTTATCATATAGTTTCTTTTCCTTTTCATCCACTGGAGGAATGCCTTTAGGAAGAGTGAATTCTACAGTATCATCAAATGCACCTTTCAATATATCGCGCAATTCAATAGAATTGTGTGCCTTTAGTATAGCAATTTTATCTTTGCGTGATTCTGCTTTTACGACTAGTTCAAGCACTTCTGATATTAATAATTTTTTAGCCATTTTAGAATTCTTGTACCGATTCGATTAACATTTTACAACGCTTCTGGATAAGATAATCTAGAATACGAGCTCGTGGAGCAACTTGTTGCGTTTCGTAGGTATTTATAATTTCACCTTGCATCTCCTGTGGAATCATATCTAAATCAATAAGAAGTTTATTTCTTTGATAGTTCCTATAAACCTCATCTGTCATAACTGATTTTAAATCTTCTGGCTTTTTATTCCATTCTTCAATGCGTTTTTTAGTGATAGGAGTTTGACGTATATTATCAACAAAGGAATTGTCAGGAGAGAGAATATTAGGAATCCCGTCCCCACTATCGCCACGAATAATATGCTCAAACAAATACTGATTGGGGTTGGGATCTGTAACCAATTTCTTCTGGATTGGTGAGAATTGTTTAACATTTTTATATTTTTGTAATTGAATGAAATCTTTATCGGATGATATAATCATTACCGGTTCATTTTTACCAAATTCTTGGGTTTCCTTTACTAATACACCGATAACATCGTCTGCTTCTACGTGATGAATATGTATAACTTTATATGGGAAATTAGCTTTGATTTCTTCTCTAATATTATTTAAATATTCAAAGAATAAATTCCAATCCATTCCGCTACTTTCCCTAGCTTTTTTGCGATGTGCTTTATATGGAGAAAATTGACCTTTACGCCAAGAATTACCACCATCACAAGCTAAAACAATCTGACCGTATTCGTCTTTATGTTTCAATGAATACATCCTAATAGTATTTAAGATCAAATGCCTCAAAAACTCCTCGGATAGCTGAGCTCCTGGTTGCGCATAAAATGCTGCAATCGAGATTTGACTATAATCTATTAGAATCACTTTACTTCACCTTTAATATATAATATAATATTATTATACCATAGTTTTTGCTTGTTGTAAACCCCTTATATGAGCTTGATGCACTTTAACCATGATCCATTCATTGTAATACTTATCGCTTGTTAATACGTTGCGAGTAAACTGCTCGTGAGCTTCTAAATAATTACATTCACCTTTACCCTTACATAGATGTAAGATTTCCCGCTTATAATTTTCAGGTGAGTCTTTAGACAGTTCCTCTAATAAAACTTTATTAGAACCAAAATATGTTTTCCAATCTGATTCTACTTTTAAACGTTTCTTTTTACCTTTAAGCATCTTAGTCTTATTTGACCAAAAAAGCTTTTTACCTATATACATCCTATTACTTTTTAAACAAGTAATTAAATAAACAAATCCATATACTTCTTTCCAGGTTTGTTCACCTAAATCATAGGGTTTACCATTGTAAATCCATGTCATCTATATCATCCTTTAAAAGATCGTCATTAGTATTACTACTCTCTTCTATATATGATGATCCACAGAACGGACAATATTCTGGTGCATTAGTAACGTTATCGGGGTCAAATTCAATTGTAGCTTCAACGCCGCATTCTTGGCATTCACAGACTTGCTTTATCATAGTGCTCCTAAATTGTTGGTTTTAACCCAAGCTTTTAATTTTTCAAATCCGCCAATGTGTAATTCTCCATGGAAGATTTGCGGTACTGAACGAAGACTACGCTCTATTAAATACTCTTTAGCTTGTGCGTTTGTTTCAATATTAACTTCTATAAATGCTATATCTTTAGACTTCAATAAAGCTTTAGCTTGATCACAATACGGACATGTATTTTTAGAATATACAATAATCATAGTGAAAGGCCTTTCATAGTTTCAACAGATACATCTTGTTTAACACCACCAGTAATATAACTAGTGATTTCTGTTTCTTGTGGCGCTACTTGTACATCACCACCAGAGATCCACTTTTCTGTCCATGGTAATGGGTTGGTTTGTGATACTGTGTATGGACAATGATAACTCAATGCGCGCATACGTCTACAACCAATCCATTCTACATAATCACCAAGTAATCTTTCATTTAAACCAATCATAGATCCATCTTTAAATAGGTATTTAGCCCATTCTTTTTCTTGATCTATAGCTGATGAGAACATCTCAATTGTTTCTTTTTCAGTTTCTTGTCTAATCTTTGCAAAATCTGGATCATCTTTAATTAAGTTCTTGATGATTGCTGTACTAGCTGCAAGATGAACATTCTCATCACGTGCGATAAACTTAATGATCTTTGCATTACCTTCCATCTTTTTTAATTCAGCAAATGCCCAAGAACATGCAAATGAAACATAGAATCTAATACCTTCAAGTATGTATACACTGATCAGGCAGAGAAACAGTTTCTTCTTCAGTTCGTACATATCTATAACAATCTCTTTTCCATTGATTGTATGTTTGCCTACTCCTAGAAGATCGTAGTATTTGCTGTAACTTATGAAATCGTCGTAATACATTGATATGTCGTGGGCGCAATCTAGAATCTCCTTTATATCTTTTATTTCATCAAAAATCTTAGACGGGTTTGGATACACATTACGAATAATATGTGTATATGAACGTGAGTGAATAGTTTCAAAAAATGCCCATGTTTCAACCATTACCTCTAATTCAGGAACAGATGCCATTGGCAAGAATGCTAAATTTGGTGATCTACCTTGTACAGAATCTAATAATATTTGTCGCTTTAGATTTGATGTGAAAATATGTTGCTCATAAGAATTTAGATCAGTAAAATCTTTTCGATCTTTTGAGACATCAATCTCCTCGGGCCTCCAAAAAAATCCAAGTTGTTTATCTGTAATTTTTTCAAACTGCGGATACCGCACAACATCATATCGTGCAAGATCTACTGATTCACCAAAAAACATTGGAGATTCTAAATGACTTACTACCTTTAATTTAAAGACTGACATTTACCATATTCCTATCGGACATTTTTCGTTTGGCGCAAGTAGTTTAAAAAATAAAATACAATTGCACTCTCTACACTTTTCGACTTTTAACAGAGTTGTCTTATATGGACATGTCTTACAATGATCATATCTTTCAAGAGCTAGTTTTTTTAAATCTTGCAACTATCACAATCCTCTTCTTCACCTTCAACTGGAACTTCTAATTGAGCTTCAATATTTTTAAATTCTTTTTCATGAAGTTCACCTGCACCATCATACGTATTAAAATAATATAATTGCTTTCCACCATACTTATAGAACATTACTAAATGCTTAATCATATCAGCCATTGAGACTTTATGATCTTCATAATTTTCTGGATTATATGATGTATTAACAGAGATACCTTGATCGATATACTTTTGCAGCACAGCACAAATCTTTAGATAACCCTCAGGTGATTTTTGATCCCAGAGAAGATCATATTGATTCTTTAACTTATGATAACCTGGAACAACTTGTGCCATGATACCATCCTTTGATTGCTTGAATGATACTAATGCACGAGGTGGTTCAATGCCATTGGTTGAATTACTAATCTGTGCTGAAGTTTCTGCAGGCATTAATGCCATCAATGTTGAATTACGAATACCATAATGAATCAAATCTTGGCGTAAACTAAACCAATCCATTCGTTCAGTATGAGGAACTAATTCATCTACTTCTTTCTTATATGTATCGTTTGGAGTTAATCCTAATGAATATTTAGTTTCAGCTGATTTAGGACATGCACCTTTTTCTTTAGCGAGATTATTGGATGCTTTAATCAAATAATATGACCAAGCTTCTGCATATTCATCTATTATTGCGAGTGCTGAATCGTCGTATTTAAGTCCTCGTTTGGCGAGGAAATATGCGAGATTGATGATGCCGATACCAAGAGGGCGCCGATTTCTTGTTGACTCTTCGGCTGCTGGTACTGGGTACCACTGATAGTCGAGGAGAGAATCCAAGGCTCTGACGGCAAGGTCGCTATATTTTTCGAACTCTTTTGGCTCGTTGATAAGTCCCCAATTGATGGCAGACAAAGTGCACAGACTAATTTCTCCATTTTGATCTTCCGCAGAATTTAAAGGTTTAGTAGGTAAGTTAATTTCACAACATAAATTTGACATGCGAATAGGTGCCAATTCAGGAATGAATGCGCCATGACTATTTGCATGATCAACGTTCATAAGATAAATTCTACCAGTGTCTTTGCGTTCTGTCATAAATTGTGAGAACACATCAAGTGCTGTTAGAGTTTTCTTGCGAATACCTTCTTTTTGCTCATAATAAGCATATAATTCTTTAAATTTTTCTTGGTCTGCATAAAATGCATTAAACAAATCTGGAACTTCAGCAGGTGAGAACAAAGTAATGTTACCACCATTAATAAGACGCTCATACATTGTTTTGTTAAATTGGAAACAATAATCCATATGACGTACACGAGAACTCTCTGTACCTTTATTATTTTTCAATACAACCAAATGTTCAAATTCCAAATGCCAAATTGGAAGATAAACTGTTGCAGCTCCACCTCGAACTCCACCTTGAGAACAAGATTTTACCGCAGCTTGGAAATACTTGAGGAATGGTATGAGTCCTGTGTGAATAACTGAACCGTCCCCAATACGACTACCGATAGCACGAATAGCACCAGCACCGATACCAATGCCAGCCTTTTTAGAAATATATCTGACAATAGACGTCGACGTTGAGTTGATCGAATCGAGAGAATCACCAGACTCAATAAGGACACAGCTGCTAAACTGGCGAGTAGGTGTACGAACTCCGGCCATGATTGGGGTAGGTAAACTGATATAAAACTGAGAAATTGCATCATAGTATTCCTTGACGTATTTCATTCGCGTATCTTTAGGATAGCTCATGAAAAGATTCATTGAAATCAGCATGTACAATATTTGTGGTGTTTCGTATGGAGTTTTTGTAAGTCTATCTTGTACAAGATACTTACCTCTAAATTGCTCCATTCCAACATATGTAAAGTCATTATCGCGATCGTGCTTAATATAATCATTAAGCTGATCAAGTTCATGCTCTGAGTATTGAACCACTATTTCACCATCATAGATACCACGCTCTAAGTTTTTAGAGATGATGTCTTTTAATTTCCACGGTTCATATTGGTTATAAACTTGCTTGCGTAATTTATAGTTCACAAGTCTAGCAGCAACAGATTGATAATTTGGAGTTTGTTCACTGATCAATTCTGCTGCTGATTTAATGAGTAGCTCATGAATATCATTTGTATTCATGCCATCATCAATTTGAATATTAGCTTTAAGTTCGATCTCGCTAATAGAGATATTATTAATACTTTCTGTTGCCCATTCTAATACTCTGTGGATTTTGTTTACATCGAATGGTTCATTCTTACCATTTCTTTTCGTGACTTTAATCTGCATATTATTATTCAAAACTCCTGTTATTCAGAGTATATTATATCATACTTGCTATGTTTTGTACATAGCAAATACTAATTATATTTATTATTTTTTTAGTTCAAGCCTACGGGTTAAGCTTTTGCTGTTCCCGAATCCAAGCTTGCAGAGCTTTTAGCTGCTCTGTTATTTGGTTGGTAATTCCGTAGTTTTCGACGATGGTGGTTGTTGCGGTAGAGAGTTTAAGGTTGGAGGCTCCCTCATTAGTAATTCTGGCGGGGTCGGGAAGCTCATTTTTTGCGGCAGCATCATGGAGCACGACGAAAGAATTAGGCAACTCGCACTTAGAATCAGACTCTTTAATAACATCGACATATTTAACAATTTCATTTCCTTTTTCCTTTACAACCTGTATTCTATCTATATATTTTGTTACTATCTTTGTTGTTACTTTTTCTTCTTTTACTTTTAATTCTGCTATTTCAACATTAGCTTTAGCAACTTTTAGTTGCCATGAAGCTTCATTTGAAAGACCACCACATAAAAATACACTAATCACCAATACAATGAATGATATTGCTTGGATTGGTATTGCATATGTACCTATAATAGGAATTGATTTAACAAATGTGGATAATAATAATGCAATAAAACTAAAAAATGCTACTGCATAAAATAGCCAATCGGGTAAAAATGAAAGTAACCACATATTAAATTGTCCCGTATGTTTCTAATTTACCTAAAACTACCCAAGCAGATCCAGTTCTAATCAATGTAAAGGTTACCACATCTTTTTTGTTTGCAGTACCTGATGGTTGAGATGATCCTAGCCAATTAATAGTTTTAGATGATCCAGCGATTTGTACAGCATTAGGTATATATGGTGTTGCGCTTTGTGCAAGGATCAATTTACAAACTATGACTCTCTCATTATTTGTTGGAACATTAATAAAATTTGGTGTAAAATCTTGTGATATCGAACTGTGATACCATGTAGAAGAAGTTTTAAAGTCATGCACTACAGTTAGACCAGCACCAGTTTTTGTCCTTATAGCTTCTACTAATTGATTATGAGTTGTTGTACCTTCTAATATGGTATTAGATAATCTAGCTTCTTCACTTAAAGCTACAGGACCAGATCCTATAGATGTATAAAAAGGTATAACGTTTGGTGTACTCGTAACATTAGAATATACTGTGTATTCATTGTCACCTTGATCTAACGGAGAAGTAGAAAATGCATATTCGGCTATAGCATTAATCTGTTGTATCCACATCGTATATGATGTTTCAGGCAATAACGTGTAATTGGTGGTTGCAAGTAAATTGGAACCAAGAGTATTGACGATCGTAGCGTTTGGACCGAAATGTCCATAAGCAACGTGATCAGCTGTAATAGCAGTTTGTGAAGCTGTCCATGTTGAACCTACTTGTATAGCAAACCATGCTCTATTATCAACGCTGATATATTTAGTTAAATATAAAGCACTGATAGGATCATTACCTGTTGTGAATGTTACAAAGTTCTTTGCAGTTCCAGGTACAGTTACACCATCTAAATATCCATGAATAGTTAATCTAGGATCTCCAGCAACAGGAGTATCTCCATTTAATACGCTATCGCCATTCTCATCAAGTATATCTCCGCCGACTGGTAAAGTTAAATTACCAGCAGTATCAAAGGTCCAACTGCGATTTCCTGCGACGGCAATGGTGAAATTTGTAGTGGATGTGCCACTTACTACTGTTATAACATCACCGGAGGTATATCCTGTACCAGCAGTAGCAATAGCAATGGCACTGGCATATCCACCAGTCTCAGTGACGTTCACAGTCAGGCCAGAGCCTGTACCTCCCATTGTGGCCAAGTTAGACAAGGGATTAGTTTCCCAGTCGCCAGTGGTGTTGTTGATCACAGTAACACTGGATGGCACACCATCAGGCACCTTTATCCCCAACGCCTGTTGGGCATCTATATTGCCGTCGGTGTCAAATGTCCAAGTCGCAGTGGTGGCCTGTACCTCTACATCACCACCGTCGACTAATTTAACATAGTGAGTGTCACTGCCTAGATACAGTTCAGTGGTGCCGCCGCCTGCGGTCAAGTGTAAGTGATCACCATCGGGGTTGGCGGTTGGATAAATTACCAATGCTTGATTAGCGTTGGCACCGCCTGCAGGTGTTAGTCGAATGGCGCCAGTAAGTCCACCGCCTTCTGAAATGTTGCCGCCTGCTGGCAAAGTCAATATACCATCTTCACCAAACTGCCATCTACGCAGTGTTGAGTCTGCAAGGTTGATGTCAATGTTGATGTTGCCTTCACTGCGTATGTCACTGCTGTATGTGACTTCTTTGGTGGTCGCATTGTATTGTAGTAGACCACTGGTGCCACTGGCATTGCGGATCGGTGCCACTGTGAATGTGTTGGCAGTGGTTTGATTTAATGTTCCACCTGTGGCATTCAGGATAATTGAGTTGTTACCTTGCAATTCATATCCGGCCCCGTATCCAATGGCCACC